GGGCCGGACCAAAACAAAGTCGCCTTGTTTACACCAAGGTCCCGTTGGGAACTTTGTTGTATCTTTGTAACAGTCTGGGCCAAGCTCAACGACAAACAAGACCGTTGTGAGGGTCTCTTCGTTGCGCATGGTTTCGTCTGCTTTCATCAGACCAATTTCGCTTTCTTCAAACTGCTTTTCCGCTTCCGGAATTGCACAAAGAATGCGGTAGCCCGAGGGCTTTGGTAACTGCTTAGCTTTCTCCTCTGCTTTCTTATGCATCAAAGCCGATAAATCTACAGCTTTGTTTAGGTCTAAGACCGGTGTTTCACTCATCCGAGTTCTCCATGGTTTTTGTCAGGTCTGCAATGTTTCTGCGAGCTGTGAGTAGACCTGTGATAACCCCACATTTATTGCAGTACTCCTCGTAAGACTTAGCAGATTTGGCTCCTAAGTCTTCCTCGATTTGTTTGATGCTTGCATCAATTTGCTGGATTAATAGATCCAGCGCTTGTCTAGTTTGGTACATCAGCTATCCTTTTTAGGTTTCTGCTGTTGTTTGGCTCTCTGCATGGCTTGCATCTGAGCAATTTCTTTCTGGTTAGCCAGCATCATCTGATGCTTCTGCAAGTCCATGCCGGTCGTAAAGCCAGCCTGCTCATGCGTGTGATCCCGCTGCTGTTTGTCAGCTTGCGCTTTCATCGCAATCTTCACGCCTTCAGTTTCCTGCTGCGCAGTAATGCGCTCACGTTCGATCTGCAACTGAGCCTGCTTAAGCATGACATCTGCCTGATCTTTAGCCGCCTTACGCTGCTGCTCGGCTGCTTTAAGCTGGAGTTCTTGCTGCTGCAACTGAATGAGCGGATCTTCTTGCATCTGCTTGTTCTTCTGCTGTTGAGCTTCTTGCTGACTTTGCTGTAAGAGCTGTTGTGCAGCCTGTGCAGCCATCTGAGATATCTGAACCTCCATCTCAGGAGACATCTCAACTTCATCCGCATCTTCTTGGTATGGAGGAAGCGTTTGACCCATCTGCTGTTCAATCTGCTTGCGCATCTCCATGCCCAAATGCTCAGCAACGTGCGCCGAACCCACAGCCATAAGCTGCTGCGCCAATTGAGGACTCTGACTCAACATCTGTTGAATACGAGGATCTTGAGCCATGGCCATGTGAACAGCGATGTGAGCTTTGTGATCTTGGTACAGGAACGCTTTAACAGGCTTGTTGTTGAGCATGTTCTGATTCTCTGTAACGGGATCCCGTGGCTTCATGTCGTCATGCATAGGCACAAGTTTCTGATAATTCTTGATACCCAACACGTCGAGCATCTGACGATGCAAGAGAGGTAAGTCATAAAGTTGAGGAGCAGTCTGAGCAAGCTGGAGAGCCGCTTGATACTGAACAACTTTTTGCGCCATCGTCGCAGCGTTAGGATCGCTCACTGGAATGACATCAACCTGATCGTAGTCAGACTGCTTTGCACGGCGACCGCCCTCGATTGGCTCGTAGCTATATGTCGGTGGGGTGTAGTCACGGATGATGGCTTTTAAGAGTTTGAACTCTTGCTTCATCGAGTAGTGGATGCGAGCCTGAACAGCACTCATCGTCTTTAACTGACGCTCAAGGATGGCCAGTGTTGTGCCTACAGGAGCCTGCGCACTCATGTCCGATGTCTGCAACTCAACAGCACCGGCAAACTTGCGACCTTCATCAATGATCTGATTCAAAAGTGCTGCCAAGACCTGTGATGGCTCCTTGTATGGCAAAGGCATGATGTTGTCACGCATCGTGCCGCTAGGAACGTCTACATCACGGAACTCGCCGGGGGAGATCGGGGTGTCGTCACCTTTGGTACGTAGTCCTCGAGTCTTAAATCCGCCGGGTAGATTAGATAGAGTTCCAGCATCCACCAACTGACGAAGAATAGAAGTACCAGATTTAGCAAAAGCACCAATAAGATGGACAAGGCCAAAATTATAAAAACCGAACCCGGGAATGTAACCGTAGTGGACAAAGTGCGTGCGTTTTTGGCAGAGGTCGTCGTCTGGTTCCCAGTTGCGGCGGATCGCAAGGATGTTCGTCGTGCCCTTTTCAATCGTGACGATGTATGGGAGTGCAATCCCCGTTTCTTTGCCTGTGTCTTCGTCTTTATGCTCATAGCCTTTGAGGTCTAGATCAACCTGCATCTCCAAGAGTTTAAATCGGTCATCTTGCGTTGCACGAAAGCCCATCTTCTCTGCAATACGCTTTTCTACTTCGTCCATCGTTTGAGTAGGCTCACCCAAATCAATATCACGATAGAAACCCTCATGCTGCAATCGCTTCAAGTCATTTTTATTCTTACGCATGACGTGCGTGATACGTTCTGCATCAGCAAGACTTGAAGCACCGTAAGGCACAACCACATCTTCTGCTGGCGCATACATAGACACCTGACGGTCAAGAGACGGGTCAAAATAAACTTTCTTGAACGCGTTACCAGCAAGGCCCAAGCCCCAGAGCATGCGCTCATGCTCGGGTCTGTACTCTTTCATCACGTCAGTAAGCTGATAGTTCATGTCTTCTTGAACTCGCTCCGCCGCGTCTTTCTTCTCAGGGGTTTCTTTGCCGATGATCTTTGTCTTGACAGGCCCCATCGCAGGAAATGTCTCCATCATCGTCTCAGCTTGGAACTTCACAACCGCTTCAGTCAGCAGTGGGTGATACACACCACAAGCACCGGGCCAAGGTTCTGTTCTTTCTTCAATCTTCAAGCCTAATAGCTCTAGGCCATCTACATAGGTCTGTACCCAATCCTTGCGGGCAGCTACATCTGACTCGTAGTCACCAATCAACTCGCCAGCAAGTGATGCAAGAACATCATCAGGGATGTCTTCAGCCAAGTTCTTACTAAACTCGTCATCGTCCTCTGTTGGCTCAATCTCAATCTCTACATCGCCAGCCCGAATGTTTACTGACTCAGGGTCTTCAATCTCAATCTCAATCGGCTCTTCAGCTGCCCCCAACTGATCCAGTCCTTGAGGAGCCTCGTACAGAGCCTTGTCCATATTTGTCGCCATGATGTATCCTTAGTAGTACGCAGCTTTTTTGCGATACTGTTTTAAAAAGTTATCTTCCGGCTCGTCCGTCGGAAGTCGTAAAAACCCACCCTGTCGGAATCTTAACAGCGCAAGCGTTGTCGAGTCCACCAAGTCGTCGTTAGTGCCAGCTGGAAAGTCGTTGCACTCTTCTATTACTTCCTTAGCCCACCGGTGGTCTGGTGCGTACACGATGCCTGACGCAAACAAGTCAGACACTGCGTTCACACGCGCTATTTTGTCTTGTCCTTTGCCCGGAGTAAACTCCCCTACAGGCACGCCCATGCGCCTAAACTCTTGATACAAAGCCGATCCGTTGGATTTCTTCTCTACCATGAACGCATCTGGCTGCCACTCTCTGTATTCTTCTAGCACCAGCTTCTTAAGTTCTGGATACTCCATCCTTTTCTTGATGGCGTTGAGCAAAATGATGCAGAAATTGTTCACTTCCTCGTTATAGAACACGCCCCATGTTGTAAGTGCGTTGTAGTCGGCCCTATTGGTAGCTTCTTGCGCCGCATCAAGCGACATAATGATAAATTCGCAGTTGGGTGGGTCTTCTTTGTCCCAAATCTTCCACCATTCGCGCTTAATTAGCGCCCCTTCCTCAGAAGTAGGCTGCTGCATGTACTGCGCATTCCAATAACGGATGTCCAGGGCTGCTTTTTTGGATAAAAGCTCCTCAACATCCCAAAATTCTGGCCAAAGTGCCTGTCCGTCGTCTTTAATTGCAGGAAATTCGACTACTTCCCACGGATCTACGTCTTCATTTCGTTCAGTTTGCTGAACAATCATGCCCGTCAGGTCCAATTTGGACCATCTGGTCATCACGATAATGATAGCGCCACCCGGCATAAGACGCTGGAGAGGGCCAGACTGAAACCACTCCCAAGCAGGAAGGAAAACGTCCGGTCTCCCAGTCTTAGCTTCTTGTTCCGAATGAGGATCGTCAATAATAAATAGGTCAGCGCCACGACCAGCAAGAGCACCTCCGACACCAATAGCAAAATATTCTCCATTAAAGTTAGTACCCCAACGAGAAGCAGATTTTGAGTCAGACTGCAACTCTACTTGCGGAAATATGCCTTTATAAGCGTCCGATCCAACGAGGTTACGCACACGACGGCCAAAGTTAACAGCCAGATCCGCCGTGTGAGACCCCATGATAATTTTTTTCTGAGGATACTTACCGAGAAACCACGCTGGTGCAAGATAGGATATGAGCTCAGATTTACCATGTCGTGGAGCAATATTAACAATGACTCGTTTTTTCTTTCCCGCAGCAATATCTTCAAAGATTTGAATAAGTTTAAGATGGTGAGGTCCGACCTTATAACCTGGGTAGACGTGCTGAATAAAGTCAAGGAAGCTCTCCTTACCCAAAGTTTGGGTCATCTGTGCGTCGTACTGTTTTAACAAATCAAGAGTACGCCTTTTCTGCTTGTCAGGCATGGCTGGCAAGGCTTGCCGCAGCTTAAAAATAGCTTCAGGCGTCAGTTTTTGCATCGTTCTTTATTACTTCGCGGGCTTCTACGTCAATGACCTTACTTTCTAAGCTCTGTAAGGTTTCTAAAAGTTCTTTTTCTACCTCTTCGGCAGTCAAAATTTTGTGTGTAATTTCTGTACGTTTCTTAAACGCGTCTACACCATCAATTTCACCTAAATTTCTTATGGCAGTAAGGCGTGCTTTAGGGTCGCGTGTATGTTCTATTTCATGCACAAGCTTGTTTACTACATACAGTTTGAAGTCTGATAGTTCTTCAACAATAGATACGTTCATTTGCGCGACCATACCTGCAAGAAACGCTAGTGTTTCGTTAGGGTAGTTAGCAAACTCAGGTCTATGTTTAGGATCAGCGGCCATCTGACGAGCTAACTCTGTAGCTTGTGCAGCGTTATCTTTGGTAGGGGATATCTGCTGACCCGTAAGGTCAGACATTAGTTTGATGACGTTGGCACGCATCTGCAATTCTTCAGCAGGCGACAACTCAGGGAACGCCTCTTTAGCGTTCTGTGGCAGAGGAATGTTCTCCTCAATGTGCGGTACTAATTCATCCATGTCAGCGAAGGCTCCTTCGGCAGTTGTTCTAAATGTAACAGAAAAATATATCTTTGTGCAAGGGGAGGTTGAGACTCCTACCCGGGGGGTGTCCAAAAAGTCCAAGAATCGACGGTCCTGTGTAATTTGGACAGGGGGTGGGGTACTTCAGATGGGGATCGAAATCGGCAATGGGGTGTGGCGGCGAGACGTACCTAATGGCTGGGAACCCGCATGGATACTGGGTTTTACGAATTACACGCAACAGTCAATTGTGCAATCTACTTTACTTATAAATATTTTTCTGCGTACCCGGGGTGTGTAATTGGAGGGGGGCTTGCCAGGCTTGCCACGTGTTTTGAAGAGACGGTCAGGTGTAATTGGACGGGATGGACAGGATTTTTCAACAATTATGGATGAGGGACCCTG